AATATGAACAATATCTATTTAAGGATAAAATGAATAATCAAATAGACAACGACTGCAACGATAAATTTCCATCTAGAAGTGAAAATCTTGATCCTGCACCTCCTTATTGTGCCAGCGGAAGTGGAGAAGAAAATCATAGAGCAATTAATGACGAGAGTTTAAATTGGCTTAAAGAGTGTCAGTCTACTATGAAAAAAACAGGTTTTGGAGCAAAAGTAGATTGCGATCCAATTCAAAAAGGTCACATTATAAATGATGTGAACAACCCTGATAAAAACACAATTTACAGACATACACATTCAATTAGAGGCACAGATGAAGCAATAATTGACATGTTTAACGACCTTGTAGTAATCGACGAAGACGGAAAAGCTCATAAAATTCCAGTAATCTTCGGAACTCCAGAAAAAGCTGTTGCGGCAGTAGTTCAAGATAATGTAAGAAAAGATGAAAGTTTGGTTGTAGATAGAATTAAATTGCCAATCTTGGCAATTACTCAAGTTAGCATAGATTACGATGTTCTAAGATATACTTTCCATAAAGCTGTAAATTACCTACCCAGACCAGATGGAAAACCAGGTTTTACAGTTAATGAAAAATATGAAAGAGATACTGTTTTTGGAGTTTCAAGAGGAATTCCTGTAAATATAAGCTATAGAATAACTGCTTGGACTATGTTTCATGAAGACATGAATCAAATTATTGAACAAATATTGTTAAAATTTAGCTTGGTAGCATACATAAGAGTAACAGGAATTCCTTGGGAAATCATTGTAACACATGATTCTACAGCAAGCAATGTAGACACAGAACCAGGAGATAAAAACATTAGTGTAATTAAATACGAATTTAATATTACAGCACAAACATATATACCACAACCAATACAAAGAAAAAAATCTGTTTTATCTACAAAAATCGCTTTTGTGGATGGATTGTCAGAAGATCAAATAACAGAAGTAATTTCAAGAGTAGAAGAAAGTGTTAAGGAATTAGAATGCTAGAAATAACAAACAAAAATAAATTTTCTCTGCAATTAATAGTAAAGTCTCTGGAAGCTCCGAAAGCATTTACAACATTAAACATTCCTGCAATTGGACGTGGAAAAAATGTTTATCTTTTAAAAGATGAGAGAGTAACTGAATATATACATAAAGCAGAGAGAGAAGGATTAATTTCCACCAGATATTTACCAAACACAAAGGGAGAATAAACTATGGCAATTCTACAAGGATTTCCACCATCCAATACGATAAGCCCAAGCGTGAGAATCACTGAAAAGGATTTGAGCTATATTTTGCCAGAACAATCTTTCCATAGAGCAGGATTGATCGGATTTGCGTCAAAGGGACCGATAAATTTACCAATCATAATTACATCCACGAGACAATTAACAAAAATATTTGGAAATCCTCACCCAGAAGAGAGCGATCCATATTTGATTTACGCTGCGAAGCAGTATTTGTTGGTTGCTACTGAATTGTTCGTAGTTAGAGTTGCAGATGAAGACCCTGTAAGCGATGAACAAGCATTAACAGCGTCAATCACTGTTCCAGCGGCTGGAAGTTTAATCCAAGTTGAATCAAATTATGCTGGTCCTTACGATTTCAATGCTGACTCCTTCTTCAGATGGAGATTAAACGACGTTCTTTCTCCAAATACTTTGGTAGTTACTGAAGGTTCAGGAAAAACTACAGAAGAAGTAGTAGACGAACTTAATGCACAAATTGACGCAGAAGTAGACGGAATTGAATTCTACGTTTCTGACATCGATTCTTTAGGAGTTAGAACCCTTTGGGCATATGGTCCAGATTCTTCCATAGAATTCGTTTCTGTTCAGAATTCAATTTATGGTGGAGCTTTTAACAATACTAACCCAACTGGTTTAGCAACAGCAATGACCAGAGCAACTATTTACGGAAACGTTGCTAAATACCCAAACAACGGATACACAACCGCAGGTCATTATAATTTGACTGGTTTGACTGGTTTAAATTTACAAATAGTAGTCGATGGAACAGATAATGTTTTGATTGACGGAGTTGTACAGGTTATCAGTCTTGCTGACTTGCAAGGACAAGACAATTTAATTGGGGCTGTTGTTACTGAAATAAACTCACAGAGAGAATCAGAAGGCGGAACTCTTCCAGGTGGATGGGTCTGTTCTGTAAATACAAACAGTCTCAAATTCCAAACTCTCCACTATGGTAGAGAAGCAAGAATTAGAATTAAACCAGAAAGTACAGCAGAAACCATCTTTGGACTCAGAACTGATACACAAGCTGGTGCTTCTCCCGAAGGTTCTGCTGGAGATGTTGGTGCCCCAAGCTATGGAATTATCACTGGTGAGGCTAATACCAACGATGACGTAACATTCACTGTGTATGCGGATTCTCCAGGTATTGAAGGAAATCAAACTAGAATCAACATAGTGAACGACATTAGAGAAAATCACTTCGTTATTGAAGTCATGAATAATGGAGTTGTAGTTGAATCTTGGGGTCCATTAACTAAAAATCAGGCAAGCTCATACTATGTTTCGACATATATCAGCTTGGTTTCCGACTATATCAAAGTTGATGACAATACAGATATTGGAGCAGGTCCATTAAACGGAACTTATTACCTTGTTGGTGGTACTGACGGAATTCCTGCCGATCCTGATCTTCAAGATGCATTATTAATCGGAAATCAAGTAGGTTCAACTGGAATCTACACATTAGGAGATTCCGAACAAGTAGATATCGATTTAATCGCAATTCCAGGTCATTGTTCAACTTCGGTTGTAATGGCACTTCTTGATTTCTGCCAAAGCACGAGACAAGATTGTCTTGCAATTATCGATCCTCCATTCGGATTAACTGTTTCTGAAATCGTTGCGTGGCAAAATGGTTCGCACCCATTGAACCTCACAAGATTTAATAGCGATTTTGGTGCCTTGTACTGGCCTTGGGTTAAAATAACAGACACATTCAACCGAGTTGATATGTGGTGTCCACCTAGCGGTTCGATCATGGCTGTTATTGCCAGAAGCGATTTCCTTGCTAAGCCTTGGTTCGCTCCAGCAGGTATCAATCGTGGTATCGTTCCAGGCATTACTGATGTTTATCAAAGACCATCATTAGAAGAGAGAGATTTGATGTATGGAAATTACAACTGCATCAATCCTATCGTCCAATTTAATGATGTAGATGGATTCGTTGTTTGGGGACAGAAAACCCTTCAGCGTAGACCAACAGCATTAAACCGTGTCAATGTTAGACGTTGTATGTTCTACATCGAAAAGAAAATAAAAGCGGCTGTGAAAACTTTGTTGTTTGATCCAAATGATGATATTTTCGCTTCCAAATTTATTGGAATTGTAAACGGTATCTTATACGAAGTTAAGAGTGGACGTGGATTGTACGATTACATTATCAAGGCTGATAGTGAACTCAACACTCCCGATGTAATCGACAGAAATGAATTCCGTGCCCAAATTGGAGTACAGCCAACTCGTGCCGTAGAATTTATGTTCATTGAATTCTCAATCAACAGAACAGGCAACTTTGCCGAATCTACCTTCTAATTAAAATCAACTAAGGAGAATAAACATGCCAACATTGGCGTCTAACGGACCGCAATCTGATATGGGATTCGGCATGCTTGCCGGAAACGATGTGGTTCTTAAAAGAAAGTATAGATGGATGTTTTCTATCTATACAGACTGTGCTGGGCAAATCCCTGCCCAGATGGTCAAACTAGCTTCTAGACCAAATTTAACAATTGAAGAAACTGAAATTAATTTTCTTCATGGAAAAATGTGGATTCCAGGCAAGGGGTCATGGGAAACAATTACTGTAACTTTCTTTGACGGCGGCGGAACATCTATCGCTGGGGGCATTACTGCTCTCTATAGCTGGATTGCTACTGTTTATAACTTTACAGGAACTGGCGTTCCTTTGTCTCAATCTTCAAGAAGAGGGACTCCTCCTAACGGACTTCCAACTTCAACTGGTGGATACGCTGCTACTGGGGTCTTAGACCTTTATGATGGTTGCGGAAGTTCAATGGAAACTTGGACTCTTGGTCACATGTGGCCACAGGCTGTTAACTTTGGAGAATTGGATTATTCATCTTCAGAAGAAGTTACTATCGAAGTCACTCTCAGATATAGCGAAGTACAATACAGCAGCAATTGCGGTGGGAAGGTTGCCGCTCGTTGTACTGGTTGTACTACAA